TGCCAAGCCGCCTCCCGGTATTAAAAAGGCTGATAGGCTGGAAACAGCCCTAGGGCCGGTGGTCAACAGTGGGAAACTGTTCATTCGCAGGGAAATGACCGAGATAGTGGACGAGTTCTTTGAGCATCCTGTACCCAAGCATGATGACATCATGGATGCCCTGTACTACGCCGACTATTACTCACAGGCCCCAAGAAGCGGGGCTATGGACGCATCTGACCTTTCGCCGGAAGAGTCAGGGCGGAATTTTAAGTTTACTAAAGCTTATAACTGGCTTACCGGCGCAAGAATTACTTCTTGACATTTTAGCGACGAGCGGTGTATATTTACGCCGCTACTAACTGTTTAATATTTTATTTAACTTTTTTTAGTTTATAAGGTTCAAAGTATACGAAGTGGCTTTTGGGAATTTTAGCTCTAAAATAAGAATGGCAGAACAGGTCTACGGCCTTCAAGGAGGACGTATTCCTAAGCGTGACGAATTAGAGACAATGGTGTCTCCTATGGGTCTGAGCCGGAGTTTTCTGGATGTGGATCAATATGAAGCTCCAACGGATGTTGTTCAGGATGTTAGAAAATTATCTAAGGCCATGCTTGGAGACCCTCGTAAGACAAGTCCCTTCGCTGAACCCTTAATGGGGTTTAACCAACAAGAGACACAGGTACCGCTCAGTATTCCACAGCCATCAGGCATGAATGTGGAAACCCCCGAAGGAAAATCAAAGCTTTTACAGATAGCACGAACTGAGGGATGTTTGGAAGGGAATAAGACACCCAGAGAAGTTGTGCAATGTGTATCTGAGGTTCGGAGCATGGAACCAGAGGATACCATGGATATGTTGGAAAAGGAATATGATATTAGTTTTACTGGTGACAAGCAAGAAAAGATGAATATCATATTGGATGTTATACTAGAAATGAACAAGAATAAGCTCCCCAAAGGAAACTTTCCTCAAAACCCGCAAATACAAGGGGCCAAGAAACAGTCAAATATTTCTCAATCTAACCTACCTCTTCGCTATCAGTCCTTCGGGGATATGAACAAAACTTATTAATGCCCATAGAGCTAGACCCAAGAGCAAAGGAAAATCAGGAGCTTTATCGCCAGTGGCGTGATGCGCGTAAAGACTGGGAAGATGAAGCCAGAAAGGACGTGGATTTCTTTCTTGGTAATCATTTTACCGCTGGCGAGTCCTCAGACTTGTCAAGCCGCAATCAGGCTGATATTCCTATGGACAGGGTTGCACCGGCTGTTGAAAAGTTTAAGAGTATGCTTACAGCCAAACCTCCGGTATTTACGGTTATTCCACGTGAGGACTCAGATTCTCAAGTAGCTCAGATATGGCGAACAATACTGGGTTATGTCTGGGATGTCTCTGATGGCGATGCTCAGATGAAACAGGCTATCCATGACTATACTGTCACAGGTCTTGGGTATTTGTATGCTTATGTTGATAACAACGCAGATTTTGGTAGAGGTGACGTCAAGTTCACATACGTCAATCCGTTTCGTGTTTATGTTCCACCTGATTGTCGGGACAGGTGGTTTACTGATGCTGATGGCATCATTCTTTCTACTATACTGACTGGTGATCAAGTCGTTAACCTCTACCCGCAATTAGGCGATCAGGTCGATCCAGAGACTGGTGAGATGATACCCGGTCTTATTCATGACCTTTCCACTGTTCTGGAAGAAGACTATCCAGAATCTACCTTGCAAAATTCTATTCGTGCGTTTACTCCGGCAGAGACCAAGGATAAGAACTGGTGGGGACAGGAAAAATATCAGATTCTAGAGCGGTTTTATCCTATTACAGTACCTTTTTACCGTGTAGTGGATTCACAGACAGGTCAAGAGAGTATTATGGATGAAGAAGCGTTCACTGTATTACTGGAAGAGAACCCCGGTGCTTTTGAGCGTGGATTCATGGAGTTTGAGGAAATACCACAGCCTAGGGTGGCTGTATCAGCGTCCCTTGGAGAGGTGGTGCTATATGAAAAAGTACTCAACATAGACATGTATCCTATCGTTCCAGTCCCCAATATCTGGACTGAGACACCCTATCCCAAATCAGATGTTTCTCGTGCGAGACCCATGCAGAGGCTTTTGAACAAGCTCTGGTCTCTGGCACTGTCACATGCACAGGCGTCAGCCGGATTGAAGCTTATTGTACCTATGGGATCAGTTCCCAATATGGAAGACCTTGAGCGGGACTGGTCAAACCCCAATGCTGTCATTGAAGTGGATACCACACAGGGAGAGCCACACTATCCGGCACCACAACCTCTTGCGGGAGAGTTCTACCGGCTGATCCAGCAATGTGAGTTCTATATAGATTTTTCATTTGGCGTTCCGGAGATGATGCATGGGATACCGGATAAGGCACCGGAAACAGTACGTGGCACAGAGCGCATGATCGCTCTGGGCTCAGAAAGACCAAAATCAAAGCTCAGGGACATAGAATTTAGTATTAACAGGTTGGGACGGGTACTGTATGGTCTTGCTAAAGGTCACTATACCTATAAAAAGGTTTTTACCCTTGCCCAGCCAAACAACGATGAACCGGGTATCTCTGTCAACCTGTATGATGATGTGGGCAATGCGGTCAATGATATCTACAAAGACAGGTTGAATATAGGTCAGCATGATGTACGCATACAGCCCGGCTCTACACTTCCCGAAAGTAAGTGGGCTATCTACGATGTATATCTACAGGCGTTTCAACTTGGTCTCGTTGACAGGATGGAAGTACTAGCCAAGAACCCAGAAATATTTGACAAGGCTGGAATTATGCAAAGATTAAATGATTATGATCGCTACGAGGCGCAGATACAGGGTCTACAAGGTCAGGTTCAAGAACTTGAAGGAGACCTACAGACCGCTAGACGTGAGTCTGTACATGACCGTATGCGTGTCGAAGTATCAAAACTTAAGAGTAAGCTGTCTGACATTTCTTCCAGAGGTGAAGCAGACAGGAAAGTAAAATCTGCCAAAATGGATACCGCTGTCAAGCTCGGTGAGCGTGACATTAAAGATGCGGTAAAAAGTATTGGCGGAGATTAACAACAGGCAAGAAAGGGAGCCCTCAAAATGGGCGCCGAGCCGGTCACTAGAGGTGACGTTTTGGTGTGGGAAATCCGCAAGGGGTTCCGCCCAAAATCCAAAAACATCTAGGAGGTGAATTATGGCAGAGGCAACTACACAAGAAGCAACTGAGTATTCGGGAATCACAGACGTGAATGCCGGGCAGGTTGCCGACACAGGTTCTGATTATCAGTACGCTGGTGATGAGACAGGAGAAACTGACTTTTCAAGTTCAGACTATGACACAGAGGCCAGAAAGTTCCAGTCCATGTACGACCGTGAGGTCGCTAAAAACAAGGAAATGGGAAAATATGAGCCACTCATAGAACTGTTGGAGAGCAGACCTGATCTGGTGCAAACGCTCCAGACAGCGATTGTCGGTGGACAGCCAGCAACGGCACAGCAGAAAAAGATATCTGAAGACGAGTTTAGCCCTTGGAAGGCCTTTTTCGACCCCCGTTCCGAGTCTTATCAGCATGTCCAGAAGGAGATGCAGAAAGCGGTGAATCGTGGGGTTCAACAGCAGATGGGTGCTGTTAAAGAACAAGTGTTTATGAATGACCTTAAAAGGGATTTGAAAGAGAACTATAATTTCAACGACAATATGGTTGATGATTTTGTACAGTTTTATTCTACTCCTAAAGAGGATTTACCATTCGAGGCGCTTGTTGATGTGTATTTAAAGACAAATGGAAGTGAGGAGAGGTCGAAGCCTTCTTCGTCTTTAGATATTGTTCGAGCAAACAAGCAATCTCCAAGAAGCGCTGGTATTGTTCAGGGTCAAGCCCCAAGACCGAAGTCCGAAAAGGATCAGGTATGGGACGGGATCATGAACGCATCAAACGCACGGAGATTGCCTTAATGTAATACGGAGATAAATAATGGCAATAAACGTAGGCCAACTAAGGTCTTTTGATCCGGGTAAAGCTTCAACGTCAGCCGCTGGTTCAGGTAGTCTTGCAAGTGTAGGAACTGCCCCAGATACCAGACGACTATACGATTTTAGCGACCGGGTAGCGGAATTGTCCCCAGAGGAATCTCCATTCTTTGTTTACCTCAGCAAAATGTCCAAGGTACCAACCGATGATTCTGTATTCCGATTTTTGGAAGACAGGTCAAGGATTGATTGGACGAGCCGGAACTTTAACATTCAGACTACTACTGCCACTGATGTGACAGTGGGATCATCACATGATCTTAACGTAGATGACGGTTCAAGCTCACCGATCAAATGGTTGGTCAAGGGCATGGTCTTTGCACTTGAAGCAGATCAAAGCGCACAGTCTCATATCATTTTTAGAGTTGAGACTGTTTCGCATGGTAGTACGAATACTAGCATTTCTGCCAAGTGTGTCGCTCTTTCTAACTCTGCTAATGACTCATCAAACTATAACGATGTGGCTGATAATGACGAATGTCAAGTTATCGGTACGTCGTTTCAAGAGGGCTCCGGTTCTCCTGATGTTTGGTCAAGTGAAGTAGAAGACGATTTTGGGTACACCCAAATCTTTAAGACTGCCGCTGAGTTAACCAATACAGCTAGAGCCACGAATTATCGTGGTTATGCTGATGAATGGCAACGAGTCTGGGCAATGAAACTCAGAGAACATAAGGTGGATATTGAGAGAGCTATGCTCTTCTCACACCGTGCTCGTGTCGATGGTTATCAGTATACTGAAGGAGTCGTGGGTCACATTCTAAAGAATGCCACAGCGGCTAGTTCCGCCTCATATACTTCAGGTGCTCCTTACCATCTGACAATGGCTAGCACATCTTTTACCTACGATCAGTTACTTGGTGACTTGCAGGTTATTTTTGACCCCGCTCGTGGCGGACAGTCAGATAAACTTGCTCTTGCTAGCTTGCCGGTTGTGACTTATATGAACAAAATGGCCAATGGAGCGGGTTTTGTTGACCTGTCTATTGGTGGTGATTCCATGCGATACAGTATGGATGTTATTCAACGTGAGGGGTCTTTCGGGCATAGTATTATGCAGATTGATACCATTCATGGTTCATTGTCACTGGTGAAAGAACCTTTGTTCAGAGGTATTGCAAGTGGTTTTCTGCTCATGGTTGATATGAGTCAGTGCGCCTACCGACCCTTGGTTGGTAATGGCGTTAATCGTGACACTCATGTTATTACGAACGTACAACAAGCAGATGAAGACCTGAGAAAGGATATGATCATGACCGAAGCCGGTTTAGAGGTCACTATTCCTGAAACTCATGCTCTTTATGCTTTTACCGATCTTTAATAGGAGATTGTTATGAGAGCTGATGTATTAAACCAAAATAGTTCTTCCTATGATGGAAAAACTAGAGCTGAAACTATTTTCGAATGGGATTACATAAGCTGTGCGCCACCTATTGTATCCTCTCTTGGGGAATCAGCAGATGGTGTTATGGCCGATGGGAATCAATTTGGTATGCTTTGGCCGGGGCCAGATGGTGAATTGTATTCAAGTACGGGGTGCTCTGTAGGTGCCTTTACAGCGGCGGGTTCAACTCCGCACGTGATTGGAACCGTACCTGCAACAGATACAAACTCTACAGTGGCAGGCTTAAACATGCAGATGGATAATACGACGGCAGGTAATGTCGGAGTGGAAATCGTCTTTGGCGGGAGTCCGTTTGGTGGGAAAGGCAACAAGATCGTTGCCGGAACACATCGGTCTGTTGTTGATGTGACGTGGAACAGTGAAGACTGGACTGATTTCGATGCTTGTATAGTTGGAATCAGGAAAGTTCAAGGGTTCGAAACAGGACATGGTGGGATTTTAGCCGCGGCTAGTGGCGACCCAGCTTATACTGATTTTGTAGCTTTTGGCGTTCAGTCACCTGACGATGTTCAAATTGCATCCGCTTTAAATGATGGTTCTCGTACGTATACAGATACTACGGATGCCACAGCGGCAAATCATAATCACAGATTCCAGATTACCCTAGATACAGACCGGACAGTGACATATAAGCATATTGGTGCGGCAGTTATGAAAAAAGGAGCATTAGCGGCTCCTACCACAACTGCTTCATACACTTTTGATAGTGGTGATGTGCTTGTGCCTTATATGGTAGTGTTTGGTACTGGTGAAGATAGTGCTATCTACTTGAAAGCCTTGAAGATCACTCGTTCACCGAGTGTCGTTGGGTATAGCGTAGCTTAACTAAAAAAATCTGAAGTTCGGGGTTAGAATCCCGATATAAGGATCAGGTGGCTGGGGGGTCAAACCCCCTTCCACCTCTATGAAAACATGTATGCATTGTGAGAAACCCAATCCAGAAGGATGGTTTTATTGCAAGGAGTGTGGTCAACGGGCCGCTCCCCGGCTATATACAGTTAATGCTGTAGTAAGGGAGTCGTCTTGGGCACCAGCCATAAGACGAGACCTTATTGATTTCAAACATACAACTATAGAACAGTCTGTTAATGCTATGGCTAAGACAAAGGCTGATAAGTTTCATAAGAGGATTGTAGATGGCTTTAAAAAAAGCCGAGCTAGCATCTAGGATAAGGAGAAATAGCTATGCCAAAAGGCCCCGGAACATACGGTAGGAAGGTTGGAAGACCGCCACTAAAGACAAAAAAGAGAAAAAAAGCCAAGCCTGTGAGACGTAAAAGGATGTCGAGGAAGAAATAATGGCTAACGAACTAAGAATTGAAGCGCAATTGGAATACAGCAAGAGTGGTGTTAAGGAGAGCAGGCATGATTCTGTCTATATTGATGTGTCTGGAGACTCTATTCATCGGAGTATTCAGGCTATAGGTAATAGTGCGGAGACGCTAACATTTAACTCAACTGATCTTAGCGACGTTGGTTATGTGTTCCTTAAAAACTTAGATACCAGCAGTACAATTTATATTGACGAAGACTCTGGTTTATCTTCCACCACATCCATGGTGGCACTAAAGCCGGGAGAGTTTGCAATGTTTCGTTCTGGTGTAGATACTATATATGGTATTTCGTCATCAGGCACTCCGAACCTAGAAATAACATTGATTGAAGCATAATGGCATACCAGAACTTTGATGTACAGATTCAGAACTTACTGGCTATAGACAGTACTACACTGGCTAGTATTCAGGGACTTCTGGACACGTGGATGACCAATGGGGCAAAGGAGATCACAAACCTCATGCCTCGGGACATGCTTAACAGTGTGGCAACCGAGACCTCAGCGTTTGATCCTGATAGCGGTACCACATTAACCACATTTAAGATTTTAAAGGTCTATAGGAACGATGGTACTATAGATCAGCCGTGTAGGCGTATTCCTGCGGCATTAAGGGGTCGTGCTACCGATCCGGATGATATGAACTATGCGACGGCTACAGACCCCGTATATTACACGGAGCCGCAGACTGATGGTACTATGAAGGTTATCATCCTACCGGTTTCCAGTTCCAGTGTAGGGAAGGTTGTATATGCTAGCCCACCCACTGTGGACGCCAGTAGCGGGGGTTCGATTGCAGGCTTTCCTGATGAGGCTGAATACCTTGTGATGCTCTATGGAGCTGTTAAGGCTGGTGAGTACTTACTGGCTAACAATGAGGACATTGAACTCCTCTCGCCCATTATAGCAAATTTAAAGAATGATTATCAGATGGGTTTAGCCGCTCTTTACGGTCAACAGGGAGGAGCTAGAGCGTAATGACATTTAAAGAGATATTATCAAGGGTTAGAATGGTTCACCCCGATGCTGGTGAAACATACGTCAAAGCGCTCGTTAATGATGCGCTCCTTGATCTACGCAAGTATAAGGTCGTAAGAAGACGTATGAAGATTGACACAGTTGAGGATCAGCGTTGGTACAACATTGGAGACCGGAACTCTGACCTTCAGATAGATAAGATTTATTCCGTGTCCTATAAGGACTCGGACGGGAATTACAGGTATATTCCCAGAGTGACCAATTATTATAATATTGTAAATGTGGATGAAAAATAATGGCTTATAACTATCCAGAGGACTATCTGTCTTGGTATGTTGTGGGTGACAGGATCGCTCTTGTTACCAGTAAGAATACTTCTAGTAAGAATGCCCTTGAATCAATAGACGAGTCTACGAGTAATGGATTGCTCATTGAATACAGTGCCCAGCCAAGAAAGATTGAAAACCTTTCAGACGTGCCAGAGATCGATGACACGTTACATCCAACACTGGTCAATTATATAAACTGGAAACTTTTTGAAGATAGATTGGACGAGGTTAGTGCCGCATCGGCTGTCAAGTATCAGAGGCTTTGGGAGACCAAAGTCCGTCAGGAAGCCGGCAGGGATAAGGTAGGTGGCCAGAGAGCCATCGTCCCATTTACGTTTAGATAGATATGCCCATGTCAGAGGTCTCGGGCGGAAAGGCATACATAATAAAGGAGATATATAATGGCAGATACACATAAATATACTGTTGTAGAAGCACAAAACATTGCACTGGGACAAGCTGGTGCCGCTTTTATGGATACGGATGATCAGTATACACCCCCGTATGGAAAGATTGTAGGCATAACAATGCTTACAGATGTTGAATTTTCAGAGCTTACGCCAGAATCGACTGGTAGTCACTTCGGCACATCCGCCGCAAGCCCCGGTACTAATGGTTCTACTGTAGCCGCTGGAGATACATTTCCCAAGGGTGTTACTATATATGGTAGATGGAGTACGTGTACTTTGGCTACCGCAGGCGATAAGGTAATCATTTACTTCGCACCGTAATGCCAAAACTAGGTTTAAATATCAGTATAATGACCTTTATGGAGGAGGCGGCGGCCACTCTATCAGAGATATTGTGGAACAAGATTGCGGCTAATTGGAATGCTGAGTCTCGTGCTTGGGAAGATATTGGATAAAGATTTTATCGCAACTATGTCAAATGAGTTCGGGCGGTAAGTTGCATTTAAATACAAGGAACTCAAGGAGGTTTTAGATTATGACGGCTTTAGGTTCACAAACGATTGCTTCATCATACGAACAACTTTTGCACGTTGATCGGGATGGCGGCGGTGATACAGCAAACCATGTCAGCGTAAAAGACGGTGATAATGAAACAACTTTTGGCTTCACTATCGCATCCGATGCGTTGATGATGTCAAGCACCAACCGATTAGAGTTTGGTGACACAGGAACTTATATACACCAGAGCGCAGACGGCGTGCTTGATCTGGTTTCTGATACAGAATTGGAATTAACCGCACCCACAGTTGATATAAATGCTTCTACAGCGGTTACTGTTGATGGGCCATCGGTTGCCATATCTTCAACAAGTGCTAGCGAACCTGTACTTCATATTACAAATACACACGCAGGTGCTACGGCTGGTGAAATAAGATTCAATAAAGATAGTGCTTCTGGTGCTGATAATGATGTTATGGGTACTATATCGTGGTATGGTACTGATGATGATGATAATACACACGAAAGATTGGCCTACATGGATGCAATCATTACAGATTCAGCAGAAGGTTCTGAAGCCGCTTCATTGAGATTCTATGTAGCAGAAAATGATGCTACTCTAACCAAAGGCTTAGAGATTGCTGGACAGCCTGACGATAATGCTGAAGTTGATGTAACCATTGGTGCAGGCGCAAGTTCAACAACTACAATAGCGGGCGACCTGTCAATGACAGCGGGCGATATAAAAATGAATGGTTCCGCTGGACAGGGTATTGATTTTTCAGGTTCTCAGGCGGCGGCTGATGCAGGTTCAATGACAAGTGAAGTCTTGGATTCATACGAGGAAGGAGAATATTCCCCAACACTAACTTGTTCCAATTCTGGGAGCTTTGGTTTAGATGGTAGTTACGACACACTCAGATATACAAAATGTGGGAGAATTGTTTTCATTCAAGGGCAAATAAGTGTAACATCTGAATCGGCTCCTGATGGGCAACTTCATCTTTCATTACCTTTTACTGTTGGTCAAGGAACAGATATATCGGGAAGGGGAGTTGGCACACTTCTGATAGAAGGTCACGGGGGGAATTATGAGGATAAGGAATTTATAACAATATTTTTTGTCGACGCGACAGCTTATGTTAAGATGAAACAGCTCGGCAGGGATGGGACTATGTACACACTAGACAAAGATGATGTTGATACAAATTTTTGGATTTATGTTGGATTTTCATATACAACTTAATAGGAGAAAATAATGGCTTTAACTAAAGAAGTAAAATACGACAAGATTGAAGTTGTCGGTGATTATAAAGCGGTACAATGCCGTCAGGCTACGATTGTGAAGGAAGATGGTGTAGAATTGTCCCGTAGTTTTACCAATCGCAAGGTATTCCATCCAGACTCAGACATTAGCGGAGAACCGCAAGAGGTTCAAGATGTCT